ACGTCAAAACAACATTGAAAAAAGGCGCTAATTATGCTAATTCAATGAAATTATAAAAGTAGAAAGTGGCTTAATTACATTTGATTGAAATTAACAATAATGGTATTTTTTAATGAGTTTAGATAATTTTAGAAATAGAGCGATTGTATGGGATACGGTCAATAAAGACTTCCCACAACCAATTCAAATAACGCAAGGTGACGTCAACGCTAGAACATTGTCAGTTAAAATACTTGATAATGGAGGCGAAATTGATTTGACTGGCCATTCATTAAAACTTACATATCAATATACTAATAGCAGTAATTCCGGCTTTGTTATGATTCCTCCTGAAAACTTAACTAAAGGAGAGTTTATTTTGGTAATTCCTACCGAAATGACAAAACCTGGAGTTATTGAAGCGAACTTGATTCTTCTTAATGAAGATAAAGAGCAAGCTATCGTCAGTAAGAATTTAACATTTATATCAGATAATTCCACAGTTACAGATTTAGCTCAAGAAGTAAATAATAAGATTGATGATTTTACAAAATTATTATTGGAAAATATGCCACAAGTAATGCGTAGTGAGTTGAATGATTTACATGCTCAAACTGAATCAAACAAGAGCAATATTGAGCTTAAAGCAAATTTAGCTGATATGACTAGCTTACAAAGTGCAATGACAGAGCTTAAAAACGAAGTAGAAGCATTTGGTATTAGTCCTGAAAATTTAGTTACTATAAAATCGCTATTAGACGCAATTGCAAGCAATGCAAGTGAATCGGAAGTTGTTGAACTAATAAATTCAGTAAAGGCTTTAACAAGTAATATTTCTCTTATGAGTAACGGAGATTACTCTCCTAAGGCTAATCAAACGGATTTAGAAAGTTTACAGCATACTGTTAATGACCATTCGGCGACTATTTCAACAAAAGCCAATCAAACGGATTTAGACAACTTACAAGCTACTGTTGATAAACAAGGTGTTGCAATTTCAACAAAAGCTGAACAATCAGAGTTATCAATCACAAATAAAAATGTAACAACTGCTCAAGAAACAGCAAAACAAGCTGAAAGTGAAGCCAAAAATGCAATGGCAAAGGCTACCGAAGCACAAGCGAACAGTTTACCACTTAATGGCAACGCGGTAAGTGCAAGCAAACTGGCAACACCTAGAAAACTCGGAGTAAATCTTCAATCTTCATCATTTCAAGAATTTGACGGGACTGCTGATGCAACTAATATTGGAGTTTCAGGTGTGCTCCCAATCGCAAATGGAGGCACGTCAACAAATGACGGAGTTATAAATACAATAGCCTACGCTAACAGCGCAGACGGTACGGACGACTTCACGACAGTTTATCCGAATTTGAACTTGTTAGTTAATAGTTCAGCCAAAACCAAAGATGGGTTCTTCAAAAACTTCGACAAAGTAGAAGATGGATATGGCGAAGTTACAATGAAAGGAACTAATACATCGGATGTTAGAGACCTTTCGGATGGCTTCTTGCTTAAACCTAGGGACTACAAACCAGGCGATAAATATACAATTAGTGTAGATATCATGTTTACAAGTTGGAATCTTCCTGCTGGAACGACTCTTACAGAATTTTGGTTTGGTCAGCGGTACCTTGATCCGATATGGAGAACAATATGTTCTATTGATTTGCCTAAAGACCCTAGTCGAATGATGAATAAGTGGATAAGAATAACACAAACTTCAACGATACCTCCTTATCAAGACCCGTCCGTAAATACTCAAGCAGTCTTTCAGGCTCAATTTTCTGGTGTAAGTGGTGGTAGTTTCACGGTTAGAGTTAGAAAACCAAAACAAGAACCAGGTTCAATTGCTACTCCTTGGATGCCAAATAAAAATGAAGTCACAATAAATGATTATCCAAAGTATGTAGGGTTTAGTAATATCATTAAACCTAATAAGAAAAGTTCTGATTACAAATGGCTACCAATGTGGTTAGCATCAATTGATAGGGCTACTGGCCTACTTAAGCCTGCGGTCATGGGTATAGATTATGCTCAAGCTCACCCAGTTGGCTCGGTAGTAACAAATAGCTCAAATTCATCGTCTGGTTACACTACTGGCACATGGGAAAATATCGGTTCAACAGTAATTGGTTCAACAACAGTTTATTATTGGAAACGTACTACATAAAAATATAAAAAGGAAAATAAAAAATGAAATTAGATTACAACTCGCGTGAGATTTTCTTTGGTAATGAAGCTCTAATCGTAGCTGATATGGCCAAGGGAAGCAACGGAAAACCAGAGTTCACTAACCATAAAATTGTAACTGGTTTAGTATCAGTTGGTTCAATGGAAGACCAAGCGGAAACTAATAGCTATCCAGCTGATGACGTACCAGACCATGGAGTTAAAAAAGGTGCTACCTTACTTCAAGGCGAAATGGTATTTATTCAAACAGACCAAGCACTTAAAGAAGATATTTTAGGTCAACAAAGAACCGCAAATGGTTTGGGTTGGTCTCCAACTGGTAATTGGAAAACGAAATGCGTTCAGTATCTTATTAAAGGGCGCAAACGTGATAAAGTTACAGGAGAATTTATTGACGGTTATCGTGTAGTCGTTTATCCAAATTTGAGACCAACAGCAGAAGCTACAAAAGAATCAGAAACAGATTCAGTAGACGGTGTAGACCCTATCCAATGGACTTTGGCAGTTCAAGCAGCTGATTCAGATATTTATTTGAATGGCGGTAAAAAAGTTCCTGCTATTGAATACGAAATTTGGGGAGAACAAGCAAAAGATTTTGCAAAGAAAATGGAAAGTGGACTGTTCATCATGCAACCTGATACGGAACTTGCTGGTGCTGTTACGTTAGTTGCTCCAGTTATTGAAAATGTCCAAACAAAAATCAAAGGGCATAATGACGGAACGATTCTTTTACCAGCTACTTTGAAAAACTCTAAAGGGCAAGACGTAAAAGTAACAGCAGTAATTAAAGATGTAAAAGGAAATGTTGCGACAAACAATGGACTTTATCCTGGCGTTTATATCGTTACATTCTCCGCAGAGGGTTATGCAGATGTTTCGGTAGGAGTTTCTGTAACTGTGCCCAGCGGGGCTAACCACGTAGCCTTTTCATATAGCGCAGACGGTAAAGATAGATTCATGACCGTTTACCCTAACTTGAACTTGTTAGATGGAACTGCTTTTAAGAATTATAAACTAAAAACAGAAGAACATCTTAGTGCGACAGTAAAAGCTGGGGGAGTGTTTAATAAAAATTACGTCAGCGCGTCATACGATAACCCAGAACCAAACAGCTATTCAGACATACTTGTTTGGACAAAAAATAAAGAATACTTTAAGCCGTCAACAACTTATACTTTTAGTTTTTTTGCCAAAGGAAAAGGAACTATTAAGACTTTTATTCACCCTTCTCTGATTGACGCTTCAAATAATAATAGCTACATTGACGATAAATTAACAAAACTTAATGAAAACGGTGAATATACTTGGGCACTTACTAATGAATGGGCTTTACATACATATACGTTTACCACTAAAAGTAGTATAACTGAGGATCAATATATCATATTTAGACTATTAACAGGAAATAATGCTGATATATGTGTCCCTAAAGTTGAACAAGGCGAAATCTACACTCCTTGGATGCCTTCATTTAGTGAAGCAACAGACGAAGATTATCCAAGATATATCGGAATATATACTGACAATAATTCCAACGAGCAAAGCACAGACCCAGAAAAATATACTTGGAAAAAATATAATAATTAAAGGAATATAAAACAAAATGGCAAAACAATTGAGTACAGCACGTAAATTTAAAATGATTACAGGGAAAGACCTTTTCCAACAACAAAAGGCAATGGATACAGAACTTAAAAAAGAAGACGGAGAAATTACTGATGTAATGGAATTCGTTCAATATGGTCTATACTTAGCTCTTTTTCAAGATAATATTGTAAAAGCTAAAAGTGACTTTTCAGACTTTCGTTCTAGCTTTGAGTTCGATACTGACGGTAAAGGACTTAAAGAACTTGTCGAAATGTGGCAGAAAGAAATTTAATGAGCTGAAAGGACTGTAAATGATTTTAAAACATGCAATTAGATACTTAGAACTAACTGGTTCGGACTTTATTACAGATTTGAAAGACTTTGCAGACCTACAAAATTCTTTTGTCGCTGGTTATATTCCTGATGACTTTACAGAGCAAATGGAGAGCTTTACAGACAAGTTATTGATACTTTGGGTAGATTGTAACGGAGGAATGCAAAACGCCTTAGATGATAAAACAGAGCTTCCTACAACTAACGAGTTAATCAATATCTTCTGTAAAACTGTTTTTATTAAAGAAAAAGAGGAAACGGAAGACGATATGGTCTTCTTTTCTTCTAGTTCATTGATTAAGAAAAAGAAAGATACTGTAAAGGAAAATAAAACTTTGGAACTTTTGACTGTTTTAGGCAATAATGAAATTGATATAACACAGTTCATGGAAATGGAACTAGAACTTGTTTATAAATTAATCGAACTTATTGCAGAGAAGAAGAAAGAGGAAAAAGAAAAAGAGAAAAGGCGTAAAAGAAAGGGTATGTAATGGCAAGTAATGCAACATTTGAGGTCGAGATATACGGTAATACAACGAAATTCGAGAACTCACTTAAAGGCGTTAATACCGCAATGTCAGGGCTTAGAGGAGAAGCTAAAAACTTACGTGAAGCTCTAAAACTTGACCCAACAAATACCGATAAAATGGCACAATTGCAAAAGAATTTACAAACGCAGTTGAGCTTATCACGTGACAAAGCAACAAAATTAAAACAAGAACTTTCTACAGTTGACAAAAGCTCGCCAGCAGGTCAAAAGAAATGGCTACAACTTACCAGAGACTTAGGCACAGCAGAAACACAAGCTAACAGGCTAGAGAGCGAAATTAGGCAAGTCGAGAGTGCTATTAGTTCAGGCTCTTGGAACATTGAAGCTAAAATGGATACCAATGGTGTAAATAGCGGAATTGACGGAATGAAGTCACGCTTTAGCAGTCTTAGAGAGATTGCTGTTGGTGTATTCAGGCAAATTGGCTCAAGTGCTATTAGTGCTGTCGGTAATGGCTTAAAAGGCTGGGCATCTGACGCAATGGATACTCAAAAAGCCATGATTTCATTGAAAAATACAATGAAGTTCAAAGGCAATGGGCAAGAGTTTGATTATGTAAGCAAATCTATGCAAACACTTGCTAAAGATACAAACGCAAATACAGAAGATACTCTTAAACTTTCAACAACATTCATTGGTTTAGGAGATAGTGCTAAAAAAGCGGTCGGTAAAACAGAAGCACTAGTAAAGGCTAACCAAGCGTTTGGCGGTACTGGAGAAAACCTTAAAGGTGTTGTTCAGGCTTATGGTCAGATGTCAGCAGCTGGAAAAGTTACTGCTGAAAATATTAATCAGCTAACAGATAATAACACAGCTCTTGGTTCAGCGCTTAAATCGACTGTTATGGAAATGAACCCAGCGTTAAAACAGTATGGTTCGTTTGCTGCCGCTAGTGAAAAAGGTGCTATATCAGTTGAAATGCTAGATAAGGCTATGCAAAAACTTGGTGAAGCAGGTGGCGGAGGAGTAACGACTATTGGGGACGCTTGGGATAGTTTCAATGAAACGTTATCTCTTGCTTTACTACCTACTTTAGACGCTTTAACACCTGTTATTAGTTCCTTAATTGATAAAATGAGTGACTGGGGCGAAAGTGCCGGTAAAGCCGTAGAAAACATTGTTAAGTGGGTAACGACATTATGGGAAGAATTAAAAGTATCAGGAACATTAACAGAGTTTGGTAGAGTTTGGGAAAACGTAAAATCAATTCTTGGTTCAGTAGGAAGCATAATAGTAAATGTTGTTAAGTCATTTCTTCCTTTAGAAAAAGCTCCTAAAAGTAGCGCGGACGCAATTGGCGACACAATGGAAGTGCTTTGGGCCTTAGCGGAGTCTTTACAAAAAGCTACTGCCAAAATAGCTGATTTCGTTAAAAAGATTAGTGAAAGTAAAGGAGCGATGGACGCTACAAAAGCGGCTTTAGTTGCCTTAACTGCAGGGTTTGCGGCTTTTGAAATTGGAACTAGAATAGTCGCTGCTATCGGTGCTTTTGAAAAGTTGCAAACGGCAATTAAAGCAGGAACAAGCGCAATGGAGGTTTTCAATAAGGTTGTTGGTGTAAATCCTTATGTATTGATTGCAGCCGCAATTGCAGCGGTCGTTGCTGGGCTGATTTACTTCTTTACTCAAACCGAAACAGGTAAAAAGGCTTGGGCTGATTTTGTAGACTTCTTGAAGAGCGCATGGGATAGCGTGGCTTCATTCTTTAGCGGTATTGGTCAATGGTTTGCTGATATATGGAACGGCGTAGTTGACGGAGCAAAAGGCATTTGGCAAGGCTTAGTTGATTGGTTTAGCGAAATTATACAATCCATTAAAAATATTTGGAACAGAATATCAACATTCTTTACTACCTTATGGGCAACTGTTGTTACTGGAATTCAAACAGCATGGGCTGGAGTTACAGGGTTCTTTGGTGGAATATTTAATGGTGTGAGAAATGTTGTAGCAAATGTCTTTAGTGCCATTGGTAACTTTGCTTCTAGTGCTTGGTCAAGAATCTCAGGTGTATTCAATGCAGCTGGTAGTTTCTTTAGTGGATTATGGAATGGAATAGTCACAATTGTGACTAATGCTTTCGCCAAAATAGCTAGTGCAGTAACAAGTGCTTATAAATGGTTCGTTACAACTTTCAGACCATTAATTGGACTTTTTCAATCTATATTTAACCTAGTTTTATCTGTTATTAACTTGGCTTTCCAAGTTATATTAGCCATAATCCGTGGTGCTTATCAATTAGTTATCGTCGCATGGCAAGGTTTAAGCTCTTGGTTTGGAGGAATATTTAATGCTGTTCGTGATGTAGTTAGTGGAGTATTCAATGAAATTGGTGGCTTCGCTAGTTCAGCTTGGAATGTACTAGTCGGAGTATGGAGTGCTATTTCTGGCTTCTTTAGTGGCATATTTAATGCTGTAAGGGGAGTCGTATCTAGTGCTTTCAGTGCAATCGGAAGTTTTGCTTCTAGTGCTTGGGGAGTAGTTTCATCAATATGGAGTGCAATTTCAGGTTTCTTTAGTGAAATATTTAATAACGTCAAAAGTGTTGTATCAAGTGTATTTAGTGCTTTAGGTGGCTTTGCTAGTAACGCTTGGGACGCAATAACAGGTGTATTTGATACAGTTGGTTCATGGTTTAGTGGTGTATTCGATTCAGCCAAGCAAGCAGTGAGCGACGCACTTGGTGCTTTAGGCGGTTTTGCTAAAGGGGCATGGGATTCAATTAAAAGTGCATTTGATTCAGTTGGCTCATGGTTTGGCAATGCATTCGATTCAGCTAAGCAAGCAGTGAGTGACGCACTTGGAGCTTTAGGAGATATTGCTAAAGGGGCATGGGATTCTATAACGAAAGCGTTTGGTGGAGTTCGTGACTTCTTTGCTAAGGCATTTGGGGGAGTTAAAGAATTAGTTGATAATGTTCTAGGTGGTATTTCAGGAACTTTAGATAAAATTAGTGGCGCAATTAATAAAGTTAGTGGCGTAATTAATGGAGTTTCTAAAAAAACCAGCGGACTGTTCAGAGGTTCAATGGTAGTAGGCTTAACAGATGTCAACTTATCTTCTAGAGGTTACGGTTTAAGCACTAATAGCGTATCAAGCGATAATAGAACTTATAACACATTCAACGTACAAGGCGGTGCTGGTCAAGATGTTTCTAACTTAGCACGTGCAATCAGACGAGAATTTGAACTAGGGAGGGCTTAATGGTAAGACAGTACAAAATACATACCAACTTAGACGGAACAGATGATAAAGTTTGGGACGTTACAAATGGAAAAGTTAGATTTTACCAGCCCTCTAATTTAGGGTTACAATCAACTAATAACATTTGGCAAAGTAATGGTATTGGAGTAATGGGGACACGTTCAATTACTCAACCTCAAATAGAGTTCAAACTAGAAACGTTTGGCGAAAGTTTAGAAGAAAATTATCAATTAATTAAAGACTTCGTAAACGATATTCTTAGCAAAAAATTCGTTACACTTGAATATCAAACAGAGATTTTTCAGGTGTATGCTGATTTAGCTTTAGCAGATGTCACAAAGACAGAGGGTTACGGTAAGAACGGAACTTTCAGCGAAAAGATAACTTTTGATATAATTACAAAGTGGTACACTTACGAAAACTTAACTTTTGAAAAAATTCAAAATGGTCAAGTTCTTTCTGGTAAGTCTAAAATTTATGGTGGAACAGCACCAGGAAGCTATAAGTATGTCAAAGGAACTTCTTACACTTATTATGGGGAAAGTGACATAGACCGTTTAAGCCGTTGGGATATAAAAGATGAAATATTTAGTTTTATGGGGATATTATATCCGCAACTTCCTAAAACACCTACTGGGGTTAGATTTTTAGACGATATTGGAAATGAATATACTGCAATTGTATTTAAGACGGAACAGGCACAGAATTATATTTTAATAAATACAGATGTAAATGACGAAACTTATCAAGGTTGGAACGGCACTACTTCATTAAATTTGTTCCCTGTAATGGACTTCGAGAGATACAGAACTCGTATAATTAAAAAAGGTCAAATGGAACTAATCAACCTTACCAAGGCAGAGTTTAAAATCAAGAGAAAGGCGGACTTCATTTGATGTTAGAAGCTAACGTTTATGATAACTTTAACCCTAACTATTATAATATATCTGATTTTACTCTTCCTAATGGTAAAAAAGACAAAAGAGGTCTACCAATACCAAAGGCAAGATGTCAAGTTATTGACTATGAATTGTGGGAAACGGGTTACCTTTTCACTTCATCAGCTACATTGACCGTTTCAGTAGAAGTTGGCGATATTGTTCAAATTCTATTTCCTGAAGTTGTTCCAATCGAGGAAGCTCTAGGTAAAAAGAAAAACTTAAATTTAGATATGGTTTACCTTGTGACAGATGTAGATGAAAGTAACAAAGCCACATTAAAGAACTATTTTTGGGCAATGATTGAAAGCTTAGATGTTCCAAACGCAATAACTAAAACGACAAACGCTGCTATCATTGATTATTTAATTGACCCTAATAAAAATAATTTAATGAGTTATGGGTACTTCTTTAATTCAACTGTCTTTGCTGGAAAGGCTACAATTAACCGTAAAGCAGAAACTTCATCGGCTCATGACGTAGCAAAAAGGATATTTTCAAAGGTTCAATTTCAACCAACTACGACTATTCAACATGCTTCGTCTGAAACAGACCCTAGAAACTTGTTATTTATTAACTTTGCCTCAAGAAACTGGAATAGAAATAGAATAACGACAAGAGTAGATATTAAACAAAACGTGACAATGGACACGGAAACAATAGTAGAACGTTCAGCTCATAATTTCGCTGTTGTGTTTGTTAAAAATAAGGCAACAGACGACTATACAGACCCTCCTAAAATGTACACAGCAAAAAAAAATGGAGATGTCATTGACTATAGTACTTATGGCGGAGACGGAACAGACTTGCCAGAAATAAGGACACCAAAAACATTATTTTATGATAGAGATGAACACGGAAACCCTCCAGATATGTCTGCTATTAAGGCTGAAATTTCTCCCTCCACGATCGTTACAAGGTTAATCTTTAATCAAAATGAATTTTTGCCTTTATATGTTAATGACTTGGTCGATGTTTGGTACGAAGGAAAACTATATTCAGGTTACATAGCCGACAGAGTTAAAACAGAGTTCAATGATAGACTTATTTTTGTAGAAAGTGGAGACAAACCAAATGTTATATGAGTATGTAGCTACTTATGGCGACAAATATAGAATAGATAGCTTCACAGGGTACAGAGAGCTACGTAAAGACCACTTAGAGTTATTGAATGGTAAAGTGTACTATAATAGTGAAAACTCTCTTAGAATCGAAACTACGCTCTTGTACGAAGTCGGCCAATTTGTATCAATTGGTGGTTATCCTTATGGCGGTAGAAAATTTAGATTGTTGGAGCTATCAATTACTGATAACCCAGTTTTAGATAAAGCAAAGATAATTTCAAGAAAGGTTAAAAATGACAATTAAAAATTACACGTTTTTTAGTCAAAATGGTACAGAGTTCCCAGTCGGTTCTAATAATGACGGAAAACTATACATGATGTTGACAGGAATGGACTACGGAACGATTAGACGCAAAGACTGGACAAGTCCGTTAAATACAGCTCTTAACATTCAATATGTTAACACATCAATCGTTGCAGGCGGGAGGTATTTTGAACTATTAAACGAAACAGTAGCTTTAAAAGGGGATTCAGTTAATTACATTCATGCAAATATTGACTTAACTCAAACTGCTAATCCTGTCAGTTTATCAGCCGAAACCGCAAATAATAGCAACCGTGTTGATATAAACAATGGTTCTGGCGTTTTGAAAGTTTGTTTTGATGTTGTTGTAACTTCAGGAACTGGAGTAACAAGCACTAAACCAATTGTTCAGACCAGTAATTTGGATAGTATTTATGCAAATAATATATCACTTAAAGGTTCAATCCATGTTCCAGCTCAAATGTCGACAGTTCAAGCCGCTCCTGGTTTGCAATTGCATCTTACTAAAAAGAACGATGATTTAGTAATTGTTAGATTCCTTGGTAGTGTGGCAAATATAAAAAAAGGACAAACGATGTCTAGAACGTGGGTAGATAAACCATTTCGTCCAGCTGTTGTTCAAAGTCTTATTGGTCATCTTGTTGGAAGAAATAGTATTTTCCATATTGACATAAACCCAGATGGTAGTATTACTTGGTGGGGGGAAGATATTGGTAGTAGTCCTTTGTCGTCACGTGGTAACGCAAGCTACTTTATTAAATAACAAAATAGAAAGCAGAACAAAATGGTAACTAGAATGATTTTAATAACTATCTTAATTTTGGCGATTCTTTTCGCTACGTGGGTCAAAGATAGAGAAGCGATGAACCCACCTTTCAAACGTAGACTTGTAATTGACTTGACGGTAGTCTTCGCGCTATGGATTTTATATGCAGTCTTTTACTTTACACAAACACCCTCAACTTCTGATATCGCCAAAACTGTGATTAATGTAGGTTTATTATACTTTGTAGGACAGTTTATTTACTTAATCGCAAAAATTAGCCCTATGTTTGACGGTTTGATTAAACTTATGAAAAAGAATGGTGTAAGTGTTCCTGAAGTGGAAGAAGAACAAACAGAGGATAAAAAAGAATGAATATAACTAACGCTGGTGTACGTGGTCATAATCCTACTGGGGTTGTGATTCACAATGATGCAGGCTCAAATGGTGCTAACACTAATTTTTATAATGGTTGGTTACCTACGCATAACCCAGAAGAGGGCTTTGCTCATGTTTACATTGCTTCTGACGGACGATTGCAGGCTTCCGACTTCTCTAATATGGCATACCATTGTGCTAACTCATACGGTAATGCAAATTACGCAAGTTGGGAAGTGTGCCAATCAGAGGGCGATTTAAATCAGTTCTTGAGGAATGAACAAGCGGTACTAGATGACGTTGCTAAGTACATGAAACAATGGGGACTAACTCCTAATCATGATACCGTGAAGTTACATCAAGAACTATCAAGCACAAGTTGCCCTAGACGTTCCGTAGAAGCTCACGGTGGCACGGTAGAGAGTTGTCGCTCATACTTTATCGCAGAACTAAATAAGCGCCTTACAGGGCAAACTGTAAGCACAGATAACAATAACACAACAGAAAGCGGAGAAATTGAAATGTTTCTAATTAATTGTAAAGACACTAAAAATTGGTATGTATGCAATGGAGTATCAGCACGACATATTAAAACAACTCGTATGCTTGGCGGTTTCCAAGGTAAATTTGGAGGGATTAAGTTACCAGAAACAGTTATGTATCAAAAGGAATTTGAAGCAGAATATGGAAAAGTAAACTAAAAAAAAATAATATAAAAAAAGACAGCTTTATAGCTGTTTTTATATTTCTTTATATTTAATTTTCTTAACTTCTTTTTCATTGTAAGGTTCTTTTATATCTTCTTTATTTTCATAAAATAATCCGTTATATAAAAAAGCGACTTTAAACACTCTTCTCTTACCATTAGCTCCGTTATTCCACGCTCTTTTAACATTTTCTTGTATTGTTACATATTCTAAGTTATCTAAAGAATTATTCAACTTATTACCGTCTATATGGTCAACAGTTAAACCAGATTTACCTTTAAAGGCTTCCATGACTATCCTGTGAACAAGCATAGGGACTTTGTCGATATTTGTTTTTTTATATCCTTTGGGCGATATATGTTGTTTTTTAAGTTTTAATCCGTCTTTTTTTATAGCCCAAATTAAACCAGTATCTGATACAATGTATCTTTCTCTAAATTTTATATATTTCATTTATTCCCTCTCTTATTATTCATTTATTTTACCAAGTAGCCCATGCAGTTCCACCTGAGCCTTGATATATGCTTACAGCTTTGTCTAAATAAGCCTGTGGACTTAAATTAGATACTTGCCCATGTAATTCGCTGCTATTTCAGGTCTTACGCTAGACCAATTCGTCCCAATAATGCCATTAGTTGCTGCGTTTGGTACAACTCTCTCATTTTCATCTTCTCCACTAACTTCTTTCGTCCTTTCGGATTCAGGTTGTTCAGTTGCCTTATCATGTTCTCTTGCGATTCTGTCAGTTCCGGCTCGTTTTTCAGCTTCAACTCTTCGTTGATTTTCTTCACTAGCTCGTTGTTCTTCAATTGCTTTCTCCTTTTTGCGCTTCAATTGCTTACCTGATTAATAGCTTCAATAATATTATTTCCAGCATTTATTAGAATTTCATCACTTGCAGTTACATTCTTTCTTGAAAATAGTTCATTCTCAACCTTCATAAAGTGCATTGCTTTAGCTAAAAATTGAGCAGATGATTCATAATATAATGTTTCTAGTTCATCATCTGAAAGCTGTGTTAAATCATCATTAGCAAAAGTTGTTAGTTTTCGCTTAATCTCTTTGCCGTCTTCCTCTTCTACATAGTAACGCTTCATCTATTCATTCCTTTAATTTCAAATTTTTCAATAATATACCGTTTAGAACCAAGCTCAAAGCTGACTAGATAATTATTGAAGTTGTCCTGTTTGTTCAAGTCATTAGCAATCTTTCTAGCTGTTGACCGTGGATATTTTGAACTATTGATTTTACTTGTATAATTGTGTAGTATCATCTCATTGCCTCCCTTTGCATTTTACGCTTTAGTCGTTGCTTATACAGATATTCTTTGCTTGGCTTTAAGCTATATAATAACTCATCTAGTAAGTCCATAGCCTCTCCATCTGCTGCTGAAGTATTCACCTTTTTAAGTATAAGCTCGTGCATTTCATCATCATTAAAAAACATAGTAAGATAAGGGAATGCTACGGTATTAGGTAGGCTCAAGCGTGATTTAGTTACTCTTAGGTTAGGGTATTTACCTGTTTCAGCTTTAACTTTTAACTCAAGCTGTGCCATTCCTATACCTTGCTCTTTTAGTACGCTAGTAATTCTTTCATATAATTCTTCATTTGTCATTATGCTATAACCTCAATTATTTCTGTATGCTTTTTAACTTCTTGTCTTTGTTCTTCTGGAAGTAATTCGTGCCATTTTAAAGCCTCTTTTTTATCATAAAACTTACGCGATTTAATTTCTTTTTGCAATATCCAAGATACTGTGTAGTATGTGAACTCATCTTTCATTATCCAATCACTCCTGTTTTTATGTTTAGTCTTTGCTGACTTGATAGGTGATATAAATTGCACCACTTACAGTGATAAGCTCTAACTGGTATTTTATCATTTTTGTTTTTCTTGCTCTTTTTAGCATGTTGGGCACTTACTATTGAATATAAAGCGCCCATTTTTGTGTATTTGCGTTTTTTACACATAATCTAACCACTCCTTAATCGTAAATAATTCAAAGCCATTTAGCTTACTTTGTTTTTCAATTTCCACTTGATTTCTATCTAGGTCTGTCAGCAGTTCAATTACAGGCATACCGTTATCAAGCCACCTGATGACTGTATTAGGTTTAAGTCCGAAATACTTAGCACATTGAGCCTACAACTGAAGTGTAGCTCTTCTTCCGTCATAGGGTTATAAGCTATTATTGCCACTGTTTAACCTCCTTTCTACAAAACAATATTATCAAAATACTTTATATTTGTCAAACATAAACTTTAGATCTCTTCAATAAATTCCAAGTATCTTTCATCAATCGCTTTTATCTCTTCTTTTGTAAACTCTGATTTAAAGTTATTTCTTTCTTCTTTAAACCCTAGGAAGAGGAACTTTTCCCCTAGCTCGTTTTTAAAAGAGTTTAAATATCCTTTTTTTGTTGTTCATCAATTTAACATTGTATTTTTCCATTTGTATCTCCTTAATTTCTATAATGTCATTGTATCAAAAAAAGTCAATGCCGTCAAACATTAACTTTGTTCTTTTAACCAAAAATTAGATCCGCCTCTTCTTGTAATACTTCTTCAGGAATTTCAGCACCACTTACATCATACTGAATACTCAACAAGTACATTGTCCATTTTCTTCTGAATGCTTTATCTTTCATTTGTTCTCCTTATGAAAATAAATATTTGATATCAATCCTTTATAATATCCATAATAATAATTTGAGGTGTTCGTGTCATTTCTTTTGTCCCAAAGTTATAGAACTCATTAATTGTTCCATTTCCTACAACACTTACAGTATCAAATGTATCAATATCTTTGTTCCAATCTTCATTAACTTTAAACTTAATAAGAACCAAATCTCCACTTGTTTTAAATTTAACCGTTTCTTTTGTTTTGCCAATAACTGCACGTTCTTCAATCATAACATTGTCCATGCGTACTACAACCTCTGGAAAATTATTACCTGTAATATAGTTGATGTTGATTAAGTCAGTCAAAGCCATGAATGCTTCTTCTACATTTTCCAATTCAATGTCGTAGTAGAACGTCTGTTCTGTCTCAAGATTGTCTGGCATGTTTTCTTCGATATACTCTTTTAAATCATCTAAACGGTCAAGAGGGAAACTTAATCCGTGAGCTTGTCCATGTCCTTGTGCTTCTACGAAATCTAATTCACTCAAGAACTCATTAGTATTAAAACCACCATAAGAACGACCTGAACCACGACAGACTCCATCTTTTCCCTCTGTAACAACGAAACATGGACGACGATATTTTTGAGCAATATTCTGAGCTACTAGACCATTCATACCTTTGTTTGATTCTGAATCAATAACAATGACAATCTTGTCTTCCATATTTTGAGTATCTTCATATTTTTGCATGACTGCTTTTTGAGTTTCTTGACGTTTCTTATTTAATTTATCCATTTTAAGACGGAGTTTTTTAGCATCAGTATCATTATCTACCATCAAAATTTGAAAAGCAAGCTCAATCTCCCCCATACGAGCAGATGAGTTAATCAATGGCGCAATACTATACCCAATATCTTTTGTATTGTATCGGTATGTATTAATTTTAGCACCTTTAAGGATACATGATAGCCCAACGTTATTAACATTTTGTAGCCCTTGCGAGATAAGGTAACGGTTCTCAAAATTAAGAACACTCATCATATCTCCCACCAAACCGATTGCGACTAAATCACGAAATTGATTAGAAAATCCATCATCATCTAAGACATCATCAATTCCTTTGGCTACTTTATAAGCCATACCAGCACCTGATAAATCTTTATTGACTGATTCGTCTAGGTGATGATGGGGGTTGCACAAGATAACTTCCTTATCCATTTTATTCGCAATCTCTTTAGAATCGAACTCATGGTGGTCTAAGATAATAATATCTAAATCAGGATTCAATGTTCGAGCACGTTCAACACCTTCTAAGTCATTACTTGAACTATCCAAAACAATGAGAATGTCAGCTACTTTTGTCTTTTCAATGTTTGAACGACTAAGGTCAATAAGTTTTTCCCACTTCGCAAGACTTTCTTTATCTTTTTCAGCCTTTGCCTTTTCCGCTTTATTTAACCAATGGTCTTGAACTGATAATTGACCATACAATCCATGGCCTGTATCACGTTGAGGATAGATGTAATCTAAGTTAAACTCATTAAAATCTTGTAATGCTTTCAATCGGTTAAACATAATAGCTGTTGCTGTGATTCCGTCTACATCAGGGTCTCCACTTACTACAATTGTTTCTTTGTCTGCGATACCCTCTAAGATACGATTAACAGCCCTCTCTACATTACGGATTTCAAAAGGATGATTTTCCCACTTTTCATCAGGAAACAAAAACTCTTGATGGTCTTCCAAGGGAATCCCACGTGCTTTTAAAATTTTTGTCTTTAAATCATCCTCTCTATCAGCTTTAATCTTCGCTTTCTTTTGTGTCCATTTTACCATCTTGCATTACTCCAAATCGTATTTATAGTTGTTAATACTATCATTGTTTTGCTCTCCTTTATTTCTATAAGACTATAATAACAAAAAAAGCCAACGCTGTCAAGCATTAACTCTTTGTGATATTATTCTTCGCCTTTCCATTGTTCAAAATCATCAGCCATATCTTGTATAAAGCCCATAATGTCGTCAGTAGTATACTCTGTAAGCTCATTATCGTCACTTAAGTTAGCAAGTTCTTTGGCATAGTCTAGAGCCTTGTTACGGTCTTTGTCGTAGCTTTCACCCTCTTTCTTGCCAGCTCTTACTAGATACTTCAATACCTGCATTGTATACCAGCCCGCAAGTTCTTCATAGTTAAAATTATGTTTCAAGTATTCGTTAAGTTCCACGCCATATTTATTAGCATAGTGCCGATTTTCTTTTAAGTTCATTAGATGTTAGCTCCAATCCATGTAATAAGCAACGTTGCAAGCATGCCTATCCAAGTGATAGCGATAAGTGAAAAGCCGACACCTGCAACTATCATTAAAGTTTTTACTGTATCTTTCATTTTGTCCTCCTCTATTTATAACTCTATTCTATCAAATTACTTTTACTTTGTCAAACATTAACTGTTCTTTGTCTTTCTAATTTGGTAAAATTTATTCCAGTTTTCTATAAGTTCTAGCAACTTAGGTTCATCATATTCAGTAAACAGTTCAATCTGCGATGTAAACCAGCAGTGCAAACAGCGATCGCAACTATAACAGATATTTGTATATCCTCTGCATCCTTTGCAAACTCCTAAACCGTCACTCGTTGGAATATCGAAGCAATGGCAATATCTTTTATCATTAAAGTATTTACTCATCTATTTACTTCCTTTCGTTTTAATCAAGTCAACTAATGCAAAGAACGCATATAATCCAATTCCGACTAGTGCTATTATAATAACTTTACCAACTACTGATTCAATACTCATTTATTTCTCCTTTATTCTATATACTATTATAAGCTATTTTCTTTTATTTCTCAAGCGATAAATGCCATAAACCACTAATAAAATAATTGTTATTATAAATAATGGTGGAATAAATACAGTTACAGCAAACCAAATAATAGATACTAAAGTATAAATCATGATTTTAAGTATTAGTTTACCAGCATGAGTTTCTTGAAAAGTTATATCATCATCTAATGATGAATCATCTTCTGTTGAATTACCATAAAATATTTTGTCTTCGTTTACTTCGTACTGGTTACCGCAATAATCACATTTACCATTAGTAATACTGTGACTTCCGCAAGTGATACATTCTTTTAATTCCATTGTTGTAACTCCTTTTCTTAACTCGATGTACTAAGTATAACAAAAAAACTCTAAGCTGTCCAGCCTAAAGTCTTATATGATATTATTTTTCTTTCAATTTATTTTTGAACCAGATGATTCGTTCTTTGAACCAAGCGTCGACTCCTTCAGGACGTAGCCATTTCCCTTGCTTCACACCGTTTTTTTCCATGAACTCAATCACTTTAGTTGGAGTTTCTA